TTCAAGTCCGACTCTGTTTCTCCTTCTCGTACGAGCAGGTATATGGTAAGGAACCGACAAAATTGGAGTGGTGGAGATCTCGCTGATGCTAACTGTCGTGCGGTCGGGGGTGTTTATCCCGGTACGTACGGTGGTAGCGACGAGGTCTGGACCACAACATTCGGTCCCTCAGCAGCAACTCTGTCTCAAACGGTCCTCGATAATCTGTACACAACTGAAATTGCAAAGTGTAAGGCCTTATCAGCCAAACACGCAATTTCTCTGCTAAAGGGAGTATCCCCGTTTACTAGGGCTTACTCTCTATCGCGGAATGTGGCAGAGCTTAAAGACATTCCTCGTTCCGTTGCATCACTGCAGCGGACGATGAGTGATCTTAAGAAGCTGTATGCTTCTCTTTCGTCTAGCCCAAAAACGCGTGATCGTATTTTCGATCTCTCGGTTAATGCAAGCCAGGCGATCCCAAGTGAGTATCTTTCTTATCACTTTGGATGGAAGCAAACATGGAAGGACCTTAGAGACTTGACAACTTTGCCGGAGAAGATAAGTAAGAAGTTAAACCTTCTTATCTTAAGATCTGGCAAAGCGTCAACTTTTCGCGGGAAAAGAGATGAAGTTTCCGGCGAAACGGGAGTCTCCGGTTATATCTATGACGTGTACGATCACGAATGGAATCCTTCCACCGTGACTCGGATAAGTCGAGAGTCAGTGACGCGTTTAGTTGTAAACGCAACATTTGACTTTCCTCCTATCAACACGCCCCACTTGCGTCAACGTTTCTTTTTTGACCAAGTAGGACTCATACCACGTTTTACGGATGTGTATAATATCATCCCATGGACGTGGCTAATTGACTGGTTTACAGGTCTTGGTAATTACATCGAATTAATCGAGGAAATTAACCATGACCCATCACTAGTCAACTGGGGTCTGATTACCACTAATACAAAGGGTAAACTGACCAGTGAGTTTGAGATTATAACCGCTACGCAAAACGACTTCTACGTGAATAATGTTCGTGTAAGTCCTTATGCAGCAGAGAATGCTGCGCAGCACCACACGAGTATTCTCGAGTTCGAGTGTCAAACTCGGCAGAATGTCGCTAGCGTCCTTGATGTGAAACGTACCACTGAACCCACATCATTAAGTGGGTATCAGTTTAGCATTCTCGGAGCCATTCTTGCTCAGAGAGTGTTTGATACTAGAGCTGGGGCATTCCGCCCACGCTCGTAAATCATTGACCAAGGAGATACCCTATGTTAGTCGATCCTGTCACTATTGCGGCCGCGTCCCCTACCCCCGGCTTGGTATTTGCTATTACCAAGTCCGATGGATATGGGTCGGAACGAGTTGATACTGGTGGTAACGGTTATACCGTTATTACCAATCACTCGAAGCCGAAAGGTGGAGGCGATAAGCACTACGTCCAAGTGACGCAGACGCTCAATGCCACCAATCCTTACACGGGTCTGACGCAGAAGCAGACTGCTTCTGTGTCTATGACTATTGTCCGTCCTGCCTTCGGTTTCACCGACGCTGCACTTATTGCGTTGGCGAAACTGTTGTCAGATTATCGGGACGATACGGAAGTGACTACGGCACGTCTGATTCAGTTCCAGAGTTAATCAACCCGGTCTTTTGACCGGCGGCGCACTTCCTAGCGTCGCATCACTGCGGAGCTAGTACATGCACTATGATTATACTATGGCGCTATTCATCACGTGGGTTGCTAGGTGTGTGCTTATTACCTCTCTCTTGGCCTTTTTGGCCTTTGCGGGAGGTTGTACTCACAATCTTGACCTAACATCCAAAGGGAGTCTTACTAAAGACCCCCCTCCGTCATCTACAACGCCAAGCAATTAAGCTGGCGTCGACTAGCTAGGACTCGGAATTGTTAACTCCATAGGAGCCACAATGAAAAGTCCGATAGCTCTCCTAGACAGCCTCATGATGAAAGATTTCATGAGACTGAATCCTGGTGTGAAAGGCCTTAAGCGTGACTTTGAAACGCTTAAGCATAGAGTCAAGCATGAGGGTCTTGGGTTCCTAACCCAAGCCCTACCTTCCCTTGACGAGGCTCTCTTACGAGGTCTCGCTGAAGGAAAGTTCACCTGCCCCGTTGGATTTAAGAAGATCCGCGGGGAAGCAATCCCTGTATTCTTACAAGGTATGCTTCGTGAAATCTTTGACTCTAAGACCGGTACTCTTAAAGAGTCCGTCGATGACGGAATACTCAGGGACGTTCACACGTTTCTGCGCCTCTTTAAGAAAACTCAATTAACGGCTGATGGTGAGGAACTTCTTCACCAAAAAGCCGTGAACGAGTTTTATCAGTGCGATGAGACTGCTAAATCCGTTGTTATAGCGGACCGGCAAGATCATCTCATTGATCATGTCGGTAGATATATCCTAGAAACCCTCTATCATAAGGATCTCGAAGATGAACGTATCTACAGGCATGGACCGGGTGCGGTTCAGGAGTCATATAGTAGCAACCAGAAATGGTCTGCGCTACACCATGAGCTTACAAGTCAAGCTCATGTCCCAGAGTGGTTCGGGTACACCAATTTTCGCATGGCACAGTATTTCGAGAGCCTCACGGCTTTTGAAGAACAGTGCTGTGACCGAACGAGGACAGATGTTCATAAT